TTAGCGCAGCAACCGCAACACCCAGGCGGCCCCAGCGGCCACGAGCGCGAGACCAATCGCCGCCGTTCCCCAGGCGACCAGATCGGTAGCCAAGGCATTGCCGATGGTTTGAATTTGTGACGCCGTCATGCTCCCTCTCCTTGGTCATATCCATCACGTGTTCTATTCTTTGGATGAAAAAAGAGGCAGGCTGCTGCCAGCCTGCCTCGATGGGCTAACTCTCAGCCCACAATTGCGCGAACGCGCTTAAAGGCGTAAATCGCCAGTGCCACGCCAATCAAAGCCGTGGCCCACAAGAGCAGATCGGCCCGCACCGTGGCCACATCCGCCGACACCGGAAACAACTGCGCTTGCGACAGCGCGGGGACGCCCAAAGCGAACACGAACGCCATGAGCAGCCCTCCGAGCCCTTTCACCCAACCCCATCCCTTCATACGGCACCTCCTTGTGCTCTGTGGTGGTTCCGTCCACCCACGCCGCCGGATGACTCGCCGGCGGTCGAGCGCCTCAGTGGCTCTGAGGCAAAATCAGTTTGATAATCAGACCCACGGCAAACCCACCGAGCCAAAAGATCGCGGTGAAGTAGGTCATCGCCTCACTCGCCGGCAGGTCCATAGAACACTCCTTCGCCAATGAGCCGCATCGAGCCGTCCTCATAGACTTCCGAGACCATGAGGCCATAGCGTCCAGTAATCTGCGCGGCAGTCAGGATCTCGCCGCTGTCCAGCAAGTAGCGCCAGCCTTGGCGGTCCTTACTCATCCCAGCGCCACCTAGGATTCGCACGGGTCTCTTCGGTACCACCGGAGTGGCTGGGGCTGAGGGAGACATTCCCAATGGGCTAAGCAGAGATCCTGCACCAGGGAGGACTAGTCCCGACGCGAGATTCGATGCTGGACTGACGGGAGTGGGCTTGGTTGAGCTCAGCGAGGACCAGGGCCGCCAGGCCATGAGGCCGATCGCGAACAAGCCCGCCGCAATGCCAACCGCGACACGTGCAGACTTGAACACCGTATGACTGCGTTTTTCTTCTCGAATCGCTGCCGAGGCGTAACTCGAATAGTAGGCATAGACCGCCGGCGAGTAGGTCCCGACAAAGGCACGAATGACTTCGTGGTCTTCCGGATTGCCGCGCACCTTGCCCTGATACTTTTTTGAGAGTCCGACAAAGGCCAGTTTCCTGAACTTCACCGTCGCTTCGATCAGTCGCGTCACGCCCTGGGACATCTGCCGAAAATCCTGGCTCATGAGCAGAATATCCACGCCGTAATGCCGGTGGGTTTCAAGCCAACGCAGGAGGCCTGGTTCGACCTTTTGCATGGACCGAAACACGGTTTGTGCTTCGTCGATGATGACGGCAGAACCGGGTTCGACATGGGGAAAGGCTTGGAGGACTTCGACCGAGTCCTTCCAGATCGTGATTTGCTGTTCGAGGGTTTCGAGTTCAATGCCGGTGAACAGTGAGAGGCGATCCAAATAAATGCCATCCACCGCGATATAGAGCCGCCGACCTTGTTTCACCCACGGGAGAAACTTCTCGCAGATCGCGTGATAGGACTTCCCCGAGCCTGGCACCCCTTCATACAGTTCGATCATCGCAGACTCCTGAGATACACCCAGATCCACAGCGCGAGGATCACCGTCCACGCATAGGCCCATCCAATGACAAGCTGGTTCATGAGCCCCACCGCACAAAGGGAATGGTTTGCAGAATGAACCGTGTCCCCATGGCGCTCGCCACGATGGCCAGCGCCTGACTCATGCCCGTCGCGCCCAGCACCCACGCATACTGATCGGGTATCACCGGCATGGTGAGGCCTGCCGTGCCGATGGTGGCGAGCGTGCTGTCCGCCACGGAGAGGAGAGAATCCCAGATGCCGAGGCCCCAATCACTCAGCGAGAAGAAGAATTCCTGCAGCCAGCAATAGATGAGCGTGAGGATCGCCGTCATGTCGTCTGCCCTCCACCCACGAAGATGATGCGGTAGGCGGCAATAGAGGCTGTAGCAATCACCAAGGTGCGTAGGACTGTGAAGAACCAGGCCCATTGATTGAAGTCCACCTGCTGGCTGCCAAAGAAGGCCGACGGCAGCGCAATCACCGGCAAGGTCGAGGGCCACGTGAGGGACTTCAAAAGATTCAACGTGCCCAATAACCCGCTGGTCGCCCAGAGGGTTTGATGGGCTTGCAAGACCGTTCCAAAGGTTTGGCTCTGGTGAGATCCAGCGGCGCAGGAGGTCGTGGCTTGCGTCTCCTCGTGCTGCGTGGTCGAGCCGTCCGGATTCTGCGTCGTCGTAGTGGTCGTGGTGGTCGTCTGCTGTTGCGTGTTCTGCTGCGGCGTACTCGCCGGAGGCGGAACCGTATCGACCACGACGATGTCCCCGGCCGGCACCGGCTTCGGTTTCACTGTTGTCGGCATTTCCGTTGGCGTGACTGCCTGGGAGATGGTGGTATCCGCCGGCTGAGTGCTGCCGGTGGTGCCGACTGGATTCGTATGGGCTTCGACGGATTTCGGATCACTCGCCGGAAGGCCTCCGACGAAGTTCGCCACCTGCTGCTGCGTCGGCGGAATCAAGGCATCTTGAATCGGTGAGGTGGAACCGGGAATGCCCTTGCGATGGCAGACATACAAGCTATAGCCGCCGACCGCTGGGCCGTTGACGAAGAAGTTTCCAGGAAAGAAGACCGCCGTGCTGAGGCTCTGAAAGGGTCCCACCACCCAATCATGCTGATATTCCGTATCGACCGCGCACAGCGGGACATTCGTCGCGCTGAATTGAATCGTCGCATTGGGATAGGCCGGATTGCCTGGCGTGTTCGTGCCGAGGCCTGGGAACGTCTGGACGCCCGCGTTCGTGCTGGCGACCTGCCAGCCGCCAGGCGTGGAAGCGGCGGTTTTGACCGCCGAGAGATCCGCCTGAGAGTAATACATCTGAGCGAGGATCAATCCGGCACTGACTCCCAAGGCCGCCCAGCCGACAGGACCCGCCACCATACGCACCGCCATCGAAGCGGCTGAAGGTGCCAGGGCTGCAGTCGCGACTTGAGAAGCTAACGCCGACCGCTGTGCGGCCAGATAGGCAATGCGTTCCGCTTGGGCGACCACCCTCGAATACTGCGTCGCGGTTTGAGCGAAGGATTCACCCGGCGCCAGACAGAAGGAGACCAAGAGGCCCCAAATGAGCGACAGATACATGGTGAGTGACAACAATTTCACAATCGTCCGACTCCGAGACCGGTGAGGAAGGCCAGTAACAGGACCGCCACGAGAACAATGGTGAGATCCACCGGCCTTCCTCCCCTACCGTTACTTCTGCACGTCCAAAGCCGTGAGATCGAAGAACGTGCGTCCGGTCTGTTCAAACTTACGCACTTCGATCGACACCTTGGCTTGCTTGCCTTCCGCCTGCTTACACACCTCGATCAGCGACATCTGGTCCTCCGGAATGCCCAGCCGCAGCACCCCCGGGTCCTTCCCCTTCACATAGAGATCTACTGAGCGGAACACCTTGCCTTCCCGGCTCCTCCGCTCCACATACCCCTGGACTGCTCCCTCCGCTTTCACTTGCATCGCTCTTCCCTCCTTCTGGTGAGTATTGAATCGAGTCAGCCAAGCGCCTGACCCATACGCCCCGGCCTTCAGACCGGAGTTTTGGAATGAAACAGAATTCCGAATCGCATTCCGTGCAGCTCAAATACAGGGCGCCCTGTATCCATTTGCATCGACAGCCTCTCGTTCCACATCCTGGACACATACGTCTCCAAGCCCCGTTATAAAACTCTAAGGACATAGGGGGTCCCTCGCTTGCGTTGCTTCAACAAGGCATAGTGCTTCTGGGTCCATCGCTTGGTGCCGGCATAGATCATCTCCATCAAAAACTGATCGCCGCGACAGGCCACCACCACGGCGAGCATGGGACTAATGGCGTTGGCGAGCCAGGCGGCCACATCATCCAATCGCTGCTGAATCCGCTCGACGACGAGCCGGCATCGCATAAAGCCTTCAGTCAAAGCTTTCCACCAACTCACTAACGGCGCGCGATACTTCTCATAGGATTCCGCCTCCCGCGTGGTCTCCCGGAAATCGACATAGGAACGCAGCACACCAACCAAAAAGGCTCGCCAATCTTCGGGGTCGAGTGTGAGCAGTGCCTTGGCGCAGGCTTGCGCCCGATCCTGTTTGAATTCCAGTTCCCATCGGACCCCATACAATCCCGCGTCGTCTCGGCCTTTGGCTTGCAGTTCCAGCCGCTTGTCATAGACTCGCAGCATGGTTTGACTCTCCCGGCTGCCGAAGTAGAGCGTCTCTCCGGTTCGAACGCCTGCCCGATGATTTGAGGCTTGGATGACCTTGAACTGCTTGGACCGACTGACCACCTGTCCGGCCTCCACGGCGAGGCGGACGGTCTCTACTGCGACAGTGGCCTCCCGGTCGTCCAGTGCCACATCGATGCGGGTGACATGGCCCTTCTGGGCAAAGATCCAGGCCAAGACGGCCTTGAGCTTGGTCTCGTCCCACTGAGAGACAATCCCCGCCGAGAGATCCACATGCACCTCCTTCGGATTGCGAGGGGCACCCGTCCCCAGTTTCCCGACGCCCGTCTTGCCTTGCGTCATGAGCTGCGCCACGGGATAGCCGCGAAAGCCGGTCTCACTCTGGAACCAATCGCCACCAATCAGCGTGATCACGTCCGCTACCTCTGCTTTCGGCAGCGTGAAGGCCAACCAATCGATGGTCTGAGTGAATCCTCCAGAACCTGTCATTTCTTCCTCCTTGGGGTCTGTGCGATAGACGCCCCCGTCTTACCAAGTCGGGGGCTGGTCCGCTGCGCGCGCCGCCCGCTATCGCCGTCGGTCGCGCTGCGCTGTCCCTGCTCCCGTGAGGGAAAAGGAGACCGTCCTTGCCCGTTGCCCTGCATGGCGGCTTTCACGCGGTCGAGATCAAATCGGACAAATCGGCAGATTCGCTCCACCGGAATCTGGCCCTTGCGATAGGCCCGACGGATGGACTTCACGCTGATCTGCAGGATGTCCGCGAGTTGCTCGATCCGTAAGAGCATCTTCTTCAT